GGTCACCCGCCCCATCAACCGTGAACTCTGCACCAGGCGAGATCGCGCCCGGTTGCCCTAACAACGAACGCGGTAGATCAGCGCTGGTGATAGCTCGCCCGCTGGTCACCAAGCCAAAGGCGTTGTACTCAACGACCCCGTAGGTGGCGGCAGCGCTGGGCACCACCACGTTGTCCACCGAGACAACGCCACCTGTAACCGCAAGACCACCACCAATCTGAACAACGCCCTGCTCAGTTGCTGTCGCACTAGGCAGGTCGGCCGGCACAATTTGCCGCGCTACAGCGGGACCGCCGGCGGTCGTCGGTCCTGCGAAGAACTGTCGAGCAGCTGTTGTCGCCGCCAGCTCAACGGACAACGTGGCCACACCTGCTGCCACGCTGGAGGTGAAACGCACCGTTCCGCTGGTGTCATCGACAAAGCTGTTGACCGACCCCGCGGCCTTCAGTGCCTGCCAGCTGCTGCCATCCCAAATCCGCAGCGCATCGTCAGTGCTGGTGTAAGCAAGCTGCCCAACAAACGCGCCAGCTGCAGGTAGTGCTGCACCAACGGCTGCACTGCTGTTGTCATCCAGCTTGGCGGCAGTCACCGCCTTGGCTGCCAGCTCCAAGCTGGTGATCGACCCCGGCGCACTCGTCAGATTAACGGACCCGCTCGGGATACTTCCCGCCGGGAACAACCCCGCCAGTCCTGCCGCTAGCTCAGAGGCTGAAATCTTCTTCGTCTCGCTAGCGCTGAGATCTGCTACCGCGAACGGATCGCCCCCTTGCAGCAGCGCCCCCGTAAGCGGAGGCAGGGCAGAAATCTGAAGATCAGCCACGCCGGCCCGGAACTACGCTGAACCCAGCCTAGTCGTCCTCCAGGAGCAGCCTCTCTCCACTCTCCTGCAGCAGGAAGTCGCTGTCTTCCTTCAGCAGGAACGCCGGGGGTATGCCCATCTTCAGTGCTACTGGACCGCTGGTGACAAACTCCACCGTCGTGCGAATCGGTTGTGTTGGCGAAAAAGTGAACGCCACATTGGTGACAACACAAATAGGGCAGTCCCACCACACCGATTCATCACTGCCGGAGTAGATGAAGAACTTGCCCTCGAAGTTGCTGCCAAGCTGTGTACGCAGCACCAGCTGCGCGAAGTAGTGCGGCAGTTCCACGTTCGGTCCGCACTCGTCATCGCACAGCTGCCGCTCAAACTCCCACAGGCAACTCAGCGTTCCCTGCCCTGAGATCAGACCAGACGCAAACTGCCGCCGATGCTGGTCGCCAAGGGATGTCAGATCCACCGCTTCGCGGCTGGTGGTGAACTGATATTCCGTCACCCTGGCCAACGGGATGAAGGCTCGGCTGATTGTCCGCACCTCAATCGCCCGCGGGCTAGACGGCACTGTCAGTGCCGCCGCTGGTCCCAAGTCGCCGTTGATCGCATCGGCAAACGTGGTATACAGCCGCACGCCGCCAGCGTCATCCACATGGATGAAGCCCAGCCAATCAGGAGCAGCGTGCCCGGCGATCAGCTCCAGATTGCTCCCGTCCTCTGTTCTGATCTCCATCTGATCGCCGCTGATCAGCGCGGTCGGATCAAAATCAAACGAGAACCGCTTGCGTGCGACGTTCACGTCGTCAGGGCTGAGCACAGACGACAGCGGCGCGTTCAAGCTGCTGCGCCGCAGCTGGATGGACCCTTGATTGCCGAGGTAGATCCCCATCAGAGGTTTACCTCAGTTGGGGCGCCATTCAGCTCGAACGAAATCTGCGCCGCCAAGATCGAGCCCACCGACATCGACATTGACGCGCTGGTGATCACGGCCTCGCCCGCTAGGTAACGCCCCGCCGTGGTGCCGTCCGCCACCCGCAACCGCAGCGTCACCTTCTCTGGCTCTGCCGCAACCCCTGGTCCTTCGCCAGCAATGCGTGCCTTCACCACCTTGTCGAGCAGTGCGCTCGCTGATCCACGATCACCCGTGTTCTCTTCGTAGTAATAGACGGTGCAACTGCCGGTGGTGCTACGGATGCCGTGCGTCACCGTGCGATCCGTGTCGCCAAGCGCCGTGGTGTCCAATGTGCTCACGCTGGTGGAAAACTCCCAGCCCTGCACACGCGCGGCCTTGCTGCCGTCAATCCACAGCTCGCCGTGCTGCCCGCTGAAGAAGGCCATCAGACTGTTACGCCCACCAGACTCACGCTAACGGTGCTCCGCCCTCGATACACATTCGTCACCTTGGGCGGAGCCTCGTATCTGTATTGCACACCGACACCAGCATTAAACGCATCGCCGTCGCCGCCCCACCCGCTGTGCTTGGTGACGTTGTTCAAGGCGAAGGTCTGGAAGGTGCCGAACTCGGCTTCGTAGTGGTTCAAGATCAGCTGCGCATCGGTGTCGGCAATGTTGTCGAAGACCAAATCGAGCTTTGGCCCCGTCTTCGTGTTGCCGTACAGGATCCGAACTTCAGAGCCGTTCATGGATCGCCAGCTCTTCACCGGCCAGTCGCCCGGCGAGTAGTTCCGCGAACTGGGTCGCAACGCAGGGAATTGAGCCACTACTCCGTCACCTCCCAGATTTGGTCGTCGAGGATGTCTTTCACGATCAGGCTACGGAGCTGGTCGTCACACGGGAACTCTGACGCCACCACTTCCACCAGCCCCTCCTCCGTCAGCGTGATTTGCTGCACCTGATAGACCCCGCTCCGCCTGTCGGTGGCTCGGATCGTGAGCACCGAATCGCGCAGACCTGGCTCCACCACCATGCCCTCGGCCACCGTCATCGTGGCCTCGGCAACGCCGTCCATCCCGTGCTGGTAGTAGGTGATCGGGTAGGTGCCGTCCTCCAGGTGATTGGCCACCACCAGCCCGCCGTCTGACTTCACGACCCCGTTGTTCACAGGGCTGTAGGGGTTGGCTTGCGTCACCACACGGATGTACTGCCCCGGCGCCAGGCTCAGGCCGTGCGGTGTGGTCTGGAATTGGACGGTGTGGCGCACCCACTTGCGTAGCGCCAGCAGATACTTCGCCGTCAGCACAGCCTGCTCGCGTTGGGTGCAGTAGGGCGCCAGCTCGAAGCTCTCGATCGGGTGCTTGCCGGTTTCGGGGCCGCTGTAACGCACCGTCGCGGTGAACTCCTGCGGCATCTGGAACTCGGCGGCTTGGCGGTAGCTCACCACTGCCTTGAAATCAGCGCGCTCCTGCACGTCCAGGTAGTCCACCGTGAAGCTGTCTTCGATGATGTTCCCCTCGGTGAAGATCGCGTTCACCGGAACGGCGCCCGTGTTGAACGTCCCCGCTTCCGTCACCGGCAGCGCTGGTGTCAGGCCATAGCGCCCGTTGATCAGCGTGAAGGTGAGCAGGTGCAGCGGCGCGTTCTCGGACACCCACTGGCGGATGTTCACCTGATCCTGAAGTGCGGTGTCGCAGAAGATCCGGTTCACCGCCAGGAACTTGGCGCTCTCTTTGAAGCTGTCCTCATCCACCTGCTCGGGGTGGATCACATCACCTGCGCCTGCGTCGCGGTCGGTGAGCAGCCAGTACACAAGATCAGAGAACAGGTTGCTGCGACCGATCTCTCCGGGATCATCAAAGAAGTCCGCGTTGGGAAACCAGCGCTTCACTTGGATGCCGCCAGGAATCCACATCCGTGGCTGCTCAAGACTTGCGAAGTTCTTGGTTGACTTCAACACCAGGCCGAACATCGACATGCTGTAGTAGTTCGGCGTGATTGGCTCGTTGGCGCGGATCTCTGAGACGTAAGCGATTTCGTGCTCAGGGCCATCGCTGTTGCTCATCCGCCACTCGTTCGGGTAGTAGCTCACATCCGCGCATTGGCTGGACGGGATGAAGTTGCGGGTGTTGGTGCCCTCAGGGATCACCGCTTGGATGTCGCCGATGCTGGTGATCGTGAAGATGGCCTTCACCTTGCGCGCGCCTTTGGTGTATGCCTCGTGCAGCCACTTGTTGTTGTTATTGGCGTCGCGTGTGATCGACAGCTCGTGCGACAGCACATCCCCCACGGCCCACGTCCCGATGCCCCCTGAAGCGCTGATGATCTCGATGCGAGGCGCGTCCCACACCCAATCGATGTAGAGCACCGGGCTATAGCCCCCTGGGGTGCATTGCTCGCGCTGTTTCAATGATGTGCAGGTGATCTTCACCTTCACCGTGTTGAACCCTGACGTGAGCGTGATCTCCTTTGACTTGGTTTGCCCCTGGTACAGCTGAGCAAAGCCCAGCAATTCGTTCCGCCAGCCATGCGCCTTGCCATGGGGCGTCAGGTAAGGCGAAGTCTCGTAGCGGTCAATCACCATGGCGTTGGGGCCATAGCCGGTGGTGATGTAGTCCGCGTCCCTATCGAGATAGCCCGTCTCTGGGTTATCGACGAGATCTGCTTGCGCTACGAAGTAGCCGCAAGCTGTGATCTTGAAGGTGCCGTAGGGCGTGTTGTAGCTGTTTGTCAGCCACTTCTGTGTCTTGGCGTCGAGATGCCAGAACATCTCTGTCGGCTGGAACGCCTTGACGATCACCGAGCCAGGCAGCGGCTCAAAGCGGAACTCAAACTGATCCTTGCTGGGGAAGTAGATCCGCAGGAAGTTGAACTGGTCAACAGGGCGGCGGCCCCGGATGCAGAACTGCTCGCCCACACCTTCCCAGCGGTATTCCGCGCCGGTGTCGGGGTCCACGCCCGCTGGGCGCACCTTCAACGTAAACGCGCTGGTGCGGAGCAGATACTTGCTCATCACACCGCCTGAGACCTGGACGTTATCTTCGTCCCACTTCTTGAGTTGCTCAGGCTCTGGAACTTCGTTGAAGTTCATCATGTTGCTGGCCTGATTCCACACCTGCGATTTGATGCCGATCTCCAGCACATCTGTCTCCCGCAGGTTGCGGACAATGCCAAATGCTTGGCGTGCCAGCGGGAAGCTGCTCAGGCCGATGTGATTCTTCTCGTCGAAATCAACGCCCCGATTCATCTTGTCGAAGTCTTGAATCAGGTCTTGCGGAACCGCTGTGACGTAGGCGTAGCCGAAAGTGTCTATACACTTCAGAACAATGTCCTGGTGAGGTTTGTCTCTGCCGGGCTTCCAAAGTCGCTCACTGCGCTTGATCACGCGCCAGCTGGTGCGGCCGATCTGGATCGTCTCGCCGAGCTGCATCAGGTCGTCGGCCTCTGCCCTCTCATCATCCAGCGTTGAGTTGAGGTCATCCACCGTGACGCCGGTGGAGCCGGGGTTATACAGCCCGCGAGCTAGGCGCCCACCTGCAATGCGAAACACGATGCGATCACCGACGCCCACCGCCACATCAGTGCGCTTGTCGTATTCAGTGCCGTTGACCTTCCAGATCCCCATGCCGCGGACGTATTCACGCCCCACGCCGGGCATCCCCTGCGCCCGCCCGCTCCACCCGCAAATCTTGGCGCGGTCTGCTGCTGTCCTCTCCCCTTGATCTCCTTCGTTCTCGGGGCGGCTGATCACACGCCACATGGCACGCAGGCCGGTGCCGTTGGCGATGGGGTTGTAGATGCCGAAGGCGGTGTTGCCACTCGGCACATAGGTGTGGCAGAACGCATCGTCGTTCTCCGCGTCACGGCTAGGGCAGCTGAAGATATCGGGGTCGTAGGTCTCAGGATCACCAGAATCCGGCGTGCCTCTTGATCCATACAGCAGGTCGTTAGCGGTGATGCGGTTGTCGCCAGGTGTGCGACGGAAGTAGATCGCGTAGAGGTGCTTGTAGGTCGCGTGCAGCGGTGCCGTGCCGAGGAAGATGCCCTTCAGGTTGGGGTTGCCAATCCCCCACTCGCCGCAGGTGTAAAGCGCTTTGATCGCTTGGTGGCTGCCATAGCTGAACATGCGCGACCACACCAGCTTCGGCGTGACGATGATCCCGCCGCTGAAGCCGGTGTACTTGCCAAAGCAGATCGGGATGGGGTCACCCCATAGCGCCAGCTCCGCCACGCTGTCGAAGCCGTAGGTGGTGTTGAAGCGGCTGGGACCGTTGCGGTTGGCGAGCTGCTTGGTCTTCGGCTTTTCAGGTTCGCTGGGCTTGGGCGCGATCAGATAGGAAATCGCAGATAGCGCCAAACCGATCGCTAGGTTGATCAGGATCGGAACAAGCGGGCCATCCTGCACATCAGGAACGTGGTCGTATTCCGCCGGGCGGACTGCAGCCTTTCGCCTGGTCTCTGCGACGAAAAAGCGATAGCTCTCTTCGTTCCACCCCAGCTCTGCAATCAGTGCTTTCTCGAACGGAAGTAACGGCAGCCGGTAAGGCTGGAGGTCGTGGCTAACGGGGACCATTGCACCCGCTCGATCTTGCGGTTCAACATCAGCAGACCGCCTTGCCATACAACCCCAAATGCCCAGTCGTCACCAGGCCAGACAATCACATCACCA